CCACCCAAGGCTCTGTTACATTTATGACACAACCAACCTCTAAATGTATCCGTATCATGACAATGATCTAGTACCCAAGATCCGTTTTTAGTATTACCTCTACCTTTAACGTGTTCAGCATCACCATTGCATATAGGACATATGTATCCTTCTGGAGGCATACCATGTATTTTCTTTAATGCCTTTCTAATTTTATTAAGTTGAGTACTACATGATTTACATTCTGCTCTAAGAAAGTTTGCACCAGAATGTATACCAAATTTACTTAAAGGTAGGTAAGTGTCACACTTAGTACAGACCTTACCTTCCCCTGCTCCAAGGTCTGCATTCTCACTACAGTCTTCTCCAAATAGATTAAACTGCATTTCTATTAATCCTTTTGAGATTAATGAAGTACCCTTTGTTGTATCCACGTTCCCACTCTTTATATCGAGAAGTTCCGTAAACATAAGGGTTAATGAAGTTCTCTTGGAACCCCACTATACCCTCTTTGTATATTTTCTTTAGAGGATAAAAATCTCCACTAAAAAATCTTTTTCTTTTAAACGCCACAAACACCTCCTGAGTTAGTGATTTCGCAAATGTCATGTGTCTCAACGTGTTCATCAAACTCTGTTCCTAGTTTATCAACAGCTTCTGAATAAGGTACTACCGATAGTGGTTGCCCACCTCTGCACCCATCAGGGTATGCTGTAAATCCTCGTAACCTATGAGCATAGGAAGCTAGAGTATCAGAAAAGTTTTTTACTGTATCTTCATTGTTATTCTTAGATCCCCAAGCAGGTAGATTAATTGTAGAACTAATGGACATATCAACATAGTCTTGTACATCAGCTTGAAATTTAATCCTTCTCTCATAATCTTCTGCTAGGTCTAGTGCAGATTCAATACTCTCTGGATCTATACCATAAAGATCTATTAACTCTTGTGCTGCTGAGTCTACAACGTATTGATATTTCCAACGAGTACCACCAGTTAGATATCTACGTTTATATGCTACAGCAAATATAGGTTCTATGCCAGAAGAAGTACCACTAAGAATACTAATAGACCCAGTTGGAGCAATAGCACGGTTTGCCACTGGCCTAGATACGGATAATTCGTCTGCAAATTCTCTAGAAACTTTGTCACTGATTCCTTTATACACAGATAACCATCTGTGAAGATTTGTGGTAACTTCATATTTCTCTCCCTGTTTAATTAACCACTCATGCATACCCATCAGGCCAAGCCCTAACCTTCTGTTTTTCTCTCTTACTTGATAAACTTTCTGGTAAGGTAACTCAGCCCTCAGAGTACCACAAATTAAAAATTTAGTAGCTAGTTCTACTACATGGGCCAATTCCCATAACGAGTCAATACGCCCAAGATTGATACTGCCCAAATTGCACACATCACTGTCATCAGAGCTACATACTTCAGTACAGGCGTTTCGTAAAGTTTCATTTTCATTCTCCATAAAGTTAAAGCTAAATCCTGGTTCAGCAGAACGAAGTGCCTGTTTGACATTACTCAAGAACACTTCACCAACATCACCAGTGTTCCAGTAATTTACAAGCCAATCTGTATCATAGTTNACACTTATATTAGTCATATCAAGAGGGGCGCGAAAGTTAAAGTCTTGCTCTTTNATTTGTTTAAATGTAAAACCTGTAGTACCTACTGGCATTGTATCCCAATCCTTTGCTGTTAAAAAGCTAGGGATATCATTATGCTTCCAGTTTAAGGAAGCGTACATGGCAGATCTACGAGATCCACCCTGCATCACGTTGGCTCCAATAGAATTAATCATCTGCATCTTAGGAATAGGACCAGATGCTAATCCACCAGAACCTCCAAGAGAACGTCCTGATTCTCTGTAAGTAGAATAGTCAATGCCTATCCCACCACCAGTCATCAAACATGACTCAGCTTTCCAACTAAGGTTAGCCCAATCTTCTCTTGTATCTTCTTCTGCTGACAATAGAAAGCAGTTATTATAAAATCTTTTGTCTCTTCCTGCATAATATAAGTATCTACCACCAGGAACGAACTTGAGATCTGTTATATACTCTTGTAGTTGTTTGCGTTCTTCTTTACGCATCAGAGCTTCTTCACCTGAACGTAAATTACCACATACATCTTCTACGAGTACTCTAGACAACTGTTCCCAAGTGTCACAACCTGTATGAGAATACTTTAAATTAAAGATGTCTTCTGAAAATTTAGAACGAAACATTGGGTTCATGTTAGATTTAAAACTACTCATTTGTTATTTCTACCTCTTCAATAATAATTTCAAAACCCTCAAAGTAATCTTCAAGAACTGTTTTAACATCTTTAGGTAAGGTCTGAAGAAGACCGTCAACCCCATCTACAGGGACATAATGACTATCTTCTTCTACCTTTACCTTTGCAGTTAAAGTTAAGTTAAACATTACAACCTAAAAGAACGATGCAATACAGTAGCCCTACTAAAACCACTATCTATTCTTGCTTGAGATAGTTTCTTAGCTGCCTCAACCATACTCTTTTCTGCATCTTTATAAACTACTTGAGCAGCTTCATATGCATCTTGAGCATCGTATACATCTTTATACTTTAATTGGTTTAACTCTTGTTGTTTTGCCTTGATATCCTCTTCAAGGTCTTTAATTAGACTAGCTTCCATAGTTTACTCCTTTCTCAATCAAATCCGACAAGTCGGGTTGTTTATGGTCAGCAGGTTTAACCAACTTACCATCTTCTCTAAAATGACCTTCTTTTACTTTGGTCATATTATTATGATGTACTCTTAAAAATGCTTCTGGTAAAAACTTTAACTCCTTATACCGTGAAGCAAAACCAAATACAACATATAATAGATCACACATTTCTTTCATAAGTTTTTCTGGATTAACTTTATCAGCATCAATTTCATCAACAAGTTCTTGAAACTCTTCTTCAATTAATCCTTGACACAAGTCAAGTCTATCAAAGTTTTCCTTACTTACTTCTGTTAAAGAATTACCTCTATTTTGGAGGTGGACTTTATCATATATTGCTGCATTTGTCAAGCGATTTGTTACTTCATCTTGAAAATTTTCTAAAGAACCTAGATAGTCTGCTTGTAATTCCAAAGGTATCATTCCTCCTGTAGTAAGTTTATCTGCCACACTCTCATTATGTATATAACCATTTAAATTTTCTGTAAGTGACACCATATTAACCTTCCTTTCTTGTTGGTTTTCTTCCCCTAGCTTGATCTAAAAGATCTTGCACATCTGGAGTATTTTTATAACGATTTAAAGCAACTTCTGATATTAATCTATCTAGATACCACTTAGCTTTTTGTAAATCTTCTTCAGGCTTACCTTTGTAATTAAAACGCCAAAGGTATTTCATTATATTTCCTTTTAAGTAATCCTTAAAGTTATCTCCTGTAGTTGCTTTAATTGCATCAATACACTCTACTCCATGTTGATTGTAGTGTGGAGGGTGATTAACCATATCTTTCATATTATCTCCTAATGCTTTGTTGGTGGTAGTTTAGTATTTAAATAAATAACATTTCCCTTTACTTCTATTTCACTAGGTTCTACAGCTTCTTCTACTGCATGACCTATTATGTCTTGAACCATTTCCATTACAGCAGAACCAATGTCCTTTATCATTTCATGTTCTGTACTGTTTTTAACTGATGGTGATGCGAAGTCACCACAAGTTATTTGTATTTCTACACCATCATGAGTAACTAATATCATAAGACTACAATCAGGTATATTAGCTATATGATTTATTTTTTGCTTATCTGACATGACATCTCCAAAAAGTCTTTAGCGTAAACAAGTGCTAGTGGTTCTTTGCGATTAGCTTTGATGATCACTAACGGTTTAGTATTCTTTGTAACATGACTTTCAGCTTGAGACATAATATCATATACAGCAAACTTTGCTCTAGATTTACACTCAACAGCCCAAGGCCATTTCTTTCTGGCAAGAGGAGATAAACTAATATCAGGGCCATTCACACCCATTGGAGTAGACTTGACATCATCATCTTCTACACCTTTTAGTTTAGATAGTAGTATATCCCTTACCCATTGTTGTAATAACCTTCCTTTGTTTTTAGCTGACGCTGGTTTCATATCTATTAGCCATTTGTGTGTAGTACTCATAGTTACCTGCTTTAGATACAGGGTTCTTAACATATCTTAAACCCTTCCAACATGAGAACTTATAGTCACAAAACGTACATGGCATTTGTAGTTTACGATTACCAGTAGATTTCTTATAATAAGTTTCCAAAGTATCATCATAAAGCCTCTCAAAATGAGCCTCTTCAGTAGTTTTAGAGATCTGTAGTGCCTTTTGTTCAATCAAATCAATGTAGTGATCTTGATCTTCAGGATCAGCCTCAATTACTTTCATCTGACCTGTACCTTTATTAACTACGATCCAACCTCCTGCTTTTACACCTTCTGCTTTAGCATAACCAAACAACTGACAGCAATAACCGAAATCATCCTGTCTTTTTAATTGTTCGTAGGAAGCAAATCGCTTGTCATAAGACCATGAACTTGCACTCTTAATATCCCATACACTCTTATCCTCTAATTGTATAACTAAATCCAATTCACCATACATATCACCTGACTTAGTTGGAAGTTTAACTTTTTTGTTCATATCAGTAATCTTTATACCTGCTGATAACAATAAAGCAACAGCTAGAACTTCAGTCATATCACCATAAGCCATCATGATCTTGAAGTGATCTGGCTTTGGTGCTTCTTTCCAACCAAGTTTAGATGCCTGTAGCTGACACATAGGTTTACCAATCTGAGACATAGACGGTAAACCATTACTACTACCTAGCTTCTTGTAGTTAAACCTAGATAACTTTTCGTTGAACATCTGACTAGCTTCATAGATGACACTACGAGGTATCTCTGGAGTTCCTGCAAGAAATAGGTCTAGTTTAGATTGAAGATCAGTCATCTTCTTGAGCAGGAGTTATGTCTATAAATTCAGAACCAAGATTAGAACTACCCATGTTTTCTCTCATTCGTTCTGTAACAGAATCATTCTCCTTCTTAATGACTTCTTGAAATACTGCTAGAGTATCCTTGTCATCTTGACTGATGTCAATTTTATCATCCAACAAAGGCTTGTACTTTAACACAAACCACTGATTAGATCCTCTCTTCTCAACACCGTAAGAAAGTTCTAGATTATAGTTGAAGTGTTGCCTATTCTGTTTAGCAAGTTCTCCTACAACCTTACCAATCTCATAGAAGTTAGATGGGCCAAGACGCATACGAAATGGTATAGGATCAAACTCAACTGGATCAGAACCTGCCTTGACTGCATCAGTCATGGTCATCATACCAAACAAATGTCTATACAATTTAACCTTACTGGCTCTTGCATAGGCAACTGGATCTTCTGCCTTTAACTTTTCACGTTGCTTGGAAGGTATCCAACCACACTTGTTACCACCCTGCCAATCCAACGCCTTGTCACCAAACCTGACAAAGTGCTGAGACATATTAGTATACTCTTCCTCATCACTATCGAATACAGAAGTCTGCATAGTAGTAGCAAACACTCGTATCGACACATCTTTACCAAAGACTGTACTGTGATCTGGATGCTCCAACTTAATTGATGGAACAGGTACACTAGCCATATCATCCCCAAAGAATGCATCCCTGTTTATAGATGCTCTTGGAATTACTGGCCCTGTATCTTCTGGAACAACAAACAAATCTGTTGATTCCGTAAAGTCTAATTCGACTAATGACATACTATTCTCCTTTCAAAGTAGACTGATTGTATAACA